GCCCGGTTTGCGAGAATTGGAAGGTAGACGGGATTGATCCATTGCTCGACTTTGCCGAAGTTAACTATTGCGTCAGGACGTCTGTTCTTTGTCGGTGCTGTCTTCGTCATAGTCTTCAAACGTTGCTTCTATTATAATCTGCCCCTCAACGCCGATGTCCCGTTTGTCTCGCCATTTGCCTGGTTGCCGATTCTTGAGCCAGAATATTTGCGCGGTTGTGTCGCCGTCTAATGCCTTTGTATATAGTGCTTTTTCCACGCGCGCATCTGCCGTTTCTTTGCTTGTTTTTAGGGCTTCCGCAAATTCCGCGTGTTTGTTCTTCCAAACGTTGAACGCCGTATGTCCAACGCCTAATTTTCGCGCGATTTCTTCCTCCGTGAGACCGTCCCGAGCCCACATTTCAACGGCGGGGATCATCCCTGGATTGTATTTTGATTTTCTCCCTGCGGGCACAGTACCACCTCCATCGCCCATAAAATTCCGCAACAAAAAAGGGCCCGGAGGCCCTTTTTCATATTTCATCCGCGGTATTATCATACCTGCGGCTATTGTATCGATAATACCACAATTATGTTTTTTTGTCAAGTGATATTGTTTTTATCGCCTCGATCATCCTGTCGAAGAGTTCCGTCGGGTACATCTTTGCGTTTCCGATCGTCTGCACGGGCTGGAGGTCGAGAAACTTGATGATCTCCAACAACACCGTTCTATTGATTCGTTTTTTCTTTGCGTAATCGGTAGCCGTTATCAATTCCATGTCATCACCTCAAAAAGGCGCAGATGCGCCCTTTTATTCTTCTTCTTTTTCCTTTTTGGTTTTCGGGCGTGCGTATTCGTATGAATCGTCGATCACAAGGTCTTCACCGCTCGCTTTTTCCCACAACAACCAACTATTCGAATCTAAAACATCATCAACTGTCAAATCTTCGTCATAACATACGGGGTAGCAATCACCCCAGTCAATCCCAAGGGATTCAACGTACTTTATCGGCAAGCCTTCTGAAAATTCCCTTTGCAACTCAGTAGCACAGAGGTGTGATAAAATGGCTTTCTCTACGTTTGATTTTGGCGATGCTACAAGCGTTACTGATTTCAACTTCCCACTTTCATAACTGCCTTTGTAAACATTTCCATCCTTATCTCCGAGATACTCTACGTATTCATCGTTCACCAAGTACATATATTTCTTCCCGTTCAGCTCTACCGTTCCGTACTCGTTCTCATTCTGCTCCATTTCTTCTCCTCCTCTCAATGTGGGGGCCTTTCGGCCCCGGTTTGGTTTATTGGATTTTGTTTATAATTGCGTTTATCTTCTTTTCAAGGTCTTCGTCTATTCTCATATCGCCCTTCTCAATCTCGGCCACGACTGTCGGTTCTTCCCCTTCCAGATATGCGATGGAGACGGTGAATTCGTATTCCGTTAACTCTTTCGCTAATAACGCTTCGGCTTTTGCTTTGAACTGTTCCCCTTCCTCGTCGGTCATATTGCCTACGTAAAAAGTCTTTTCTGCTAATTTTTTCATTTTGTTACCTCCTAAGTTTTTGTTTTTTTCTTTGCTCTCTTCCTTCCTATTCGTTTTTCAAAGACCCTCATCAACCTCTTACATACATAGTATAATCGATTCTCACGCATATCGCAACACGCTATCTTTGCGAATACAAATGTTTATCCTTGATTGTTCTTGATTATCATATTGAACACAAAGTATACTTAGATAAACTCGTAATTTCGCCGTTTTTCGTGCTATTCCGTTATTTTGGCAACAAAAAAAGGCGCTTTCGCGCCTCTTTATCCTCTGTGGATCGTTACTACAAGATAACCTTTCTCGGGTGTTTGCTCTTGTGGAGCGATAAACATGCGATATCGGTAAGGTGTTCCTTGCTTCCCGCGAAACTTTGAGCGGATACGAACGTAGTAGTTGCTCTTGGATGGTTTGATATTCTCGCGTCTGATGCTCTTCATGTCCTCGAGTATTATCGCTTCCGCCTCTGCGTACGTGAGGCACGGAGCGATTCGTTCTATGAATCTGTGTACTGCGTGGCCTGTAACAAAGAGCATAAGGATTCCTCCGAAAGAAGTGGAACAGGCGCGCTACATACTATCGCGTCTGATAGAGCCCAATATGGCGGTGTTTTGCGTATTTGCATATCTACATATTTGAGAGAGTCTATCACTGGGTTATTGCCGCTCTTTGGGATCGGCCGCAACGCAAGTATTTGGTTTCGCGCGACTTCGGATTGCGCAACCGCCCACTTTTCTACCGCACCATAACCTTGCGCCCGTTTTTTGCCAATTGCTGTGATTTTGGCCAATTTCTGGCATATTTCGTCCTTATCGCCAATCGCCCAAAAGTATATGCGGTTTGTATCAATATAGCGTAACGGCATCGAGTATGATTTGTACACACCGTTTGTCACCACGATCTTGCTTTTGCCAGTAACCACAATATCGTCGTTCTGTTCGTCCCACTTCTTGTGATAGATTGCTTTGCCGGGTATTCCGGACATAAACCCAGCCGAAGCGAGCCAAACGCCTGACTCGTCGCGCCCCAACGGTAGATCAAAATCTTGTATATCCTCTTCATTTGTTAATTGTTCCAGACTTTGTTCCATTGCGGCCGCGGCAGCCAGTAACGAATCAAACATTATAATATCCACATACGCCACTTGACTTCCCATTGTTGCAGTTATTTGCAGTGGTTCATACATAGTTCCTCACCTCCGGGAATCGACGTGCCAATTCGTGATATTGGATCGGGTAATGCGTTTTGAGCCAGATAATTCTGCCGCGATGCGCTCCATCGCACGTCAACCAGCCGGAGCTCCGTATCTCTTTTTTTGCGATCAAGTCCGTTTTGTCGTAGAAAGCCGGGTACGGGATTTTTACCTCCTCAATAAACTGCCAAACGTCATCCCCGCTCCAGTTCGCCAGCGGCGCGACGCGGGTCATGCCACCAACCGTATGGATGGCCCCGCGTTTGCGTAGATATATCTTTCTCCCAACGCTCTCGTCGCAACGCATTCCCCAGAAAAAGCCATCGTATCCGTTTGCACGCGCCCATTCTGTGATGTTGTCCTTCTTGATAATCCGCACAACTTCTTTTTGCCCTTCTTCCGTGCGATCAATGTTCCGCATCCCGTATTGTTCAAACAGTGATATATAGTCTATTGGTGATGGTATCTCCGTGTAGTTCTCAATATGCCATTGTTTCAACAGCTTATCCCGCGTGTCATAGAGGTCTGGCAGATCGTATCCAGAATTCATAAACACCACCATGACGTCCGGCTTGACTTGCAACGTGAGTTTGAGCAGCGTTAAGCTGTCTTTGCCCCAACTGCACGATATATACGGCTTTGATATTTTCGCTACGCCGTTCTCAATAATTTGTATTGCTTCATGTATCCGATACCGCAAACGGTTCGTTATCATATGCCGGCGATAAATTTGAGTATTTCATCTTTGTGTTCTTCGAGATAATCGTAGTATGGTTTTGCTTCCGGTAGTTCCGGCTGTATGTGTGCATCCATCAATCCATGCCCAACAGCGTTTTTACCCCCTATCATCGGCATTTTAAGCCATCTTCGCATCGTTGCGCCAAATACGGATAATTCGATGCCGGTATCCACTTTTACGATAATGTTTGTTTTAAGCTCCGTGCCAGGTATCAGACATTCCACCTCGTACTTCATCTGTATTGTTTGATCCTCAAGATCTTCGCGGTCGTCACGGTGCGTATAAAATATTGGTTGAAGAAGCTCATAACAACTTTTATCGCTCTCAACGCCCGTATACTTGGCTGTTTCCTTGCATATTGGGTAGAGCATTCCAACTTCGAGCCGACCCTCAATAACTGCGTTACCGACGGACCCACCGAATAGTGATATATACGGTATAAATTTTCGGTATTCACGTCTTTGAGCCACAAGCACGTCTCCGCTTGCCCCTTTTTCAAGCATCCCACCGGCATAGAGTATATGGTATTGCCGATCGGATAATTCTTTGATGCCGAGCTTCTCAATAAAATCCTTCGCCGCTTCTCGCCGCAAGACTCCACGGAAAGCGTTGCCAGTATAGACAGGCACATCCATCGGGTCGCCATCTACCATAATCTTCATCTTACGAAAAGGTGTTGTCGTGCTTAGCGCCTGCTCATCGTTATGTGAGAGCGGGCTTTGCAATATCATGCTCACATTATACTTGTTCATCGTTCCGTTCCTCCTTTAATGCCTCAAATAACGCATCGGCTTCTTTATAGAACTCGTTCGCGCGTTGAGCCGCATTCCTCGATTCTTTGCGCGTATTAAATTCTTTCCGTTCTTCCTCGACTATTGTTCGCATCATGAGCACTACGTATTGCGTGTCATCCCGGATTGCTCGCAGAATATCTGGTGTCAGTAGTTCCAATATTGCAGATTTGCGGAATGATCCAATACCAAATTTACGGCTCATCTCTTCCAAAAAGCGTTCACCTTTGAGACTTGCAGCCGCGTACTTGGCTTTGCCCGCGAACTCATCGTATATTCCAATGAGTCGTGACCTTCCCATAGCGTTAAAATCAATGTGTCTCCATATCAAAAAGAGTAGCTTGGCCGCTTCGTTTGCCTTTTCGTGCATTTGTCGCACCTCCAATGTCTGATCGTTTTTTCTTAGCCATTTGATAGCATTCGCGCTTATTTTTGCTCAACCCGAGTATTATCACTTCCAGCAGGTCATCTCCGCGCCATTTTGCAAGATGCTTGTCAAACTCGTGATACGCTTCGATACCATATTCCATTATCTTTTTGTAGTTCTGACACCCATTCTGTATTTCCACACGAGAAAATCCGTTGAAATACATCTCGGACGCAATCCTCATCATCATAACGGCTTTATCGCGTTCGAACACTACAGTCTTCTCTTCAAACTGAATCATATACCGGGAGATATCATAGTTAATTTTTGCGCGGATAAGATTGTGCTTCTTGTACGATTCGGTAACGCATACGGTGAACGGAGGAGTTGGTGGGTTAAGCAACGCTCGCCACATAGCCTCGTTTTTGAACGGGCGGAACTCGTCACGCGAGGCAAAGAACGATGTGCTTCTGTACGTTCGTTCTGCCGCGTGCGCACAAGCCGGGCAGAGATATCGCGAGTTATATCGGAATATATCGCGGTTGTTGAACGAAATGCCAAAGACTTCTTTGTCCGGCACTCCGTTGGTGATGGTAATCCCACACAATTTACACCGCGTCCCTTCCGGAACGGTTGTTTCGTTTTCTACCAGTGGTCTTCCAACTGCCTCATAAACCAGATGCGTTGCGTGCATTGCTGTTCTCCTTTCGGCGTTTATCCTGAGCGTAGATATAACATATCAGCGCCTTGGTGGTTCTTCCGATGGATAACGCCGCACGAAAAATGTCCTCTGCCATACCCCAATGAATTTTGCGGGAGTTGATGAGCGCCCAAAATTTGGGATCCCCACCGTGTTCATCCAACAGTTCGTTGATTATTCGCGTATCCCACCCATTATACCGCATGGCGCTCCGGGGATACTTGCTTTTGTAAAGTATCTTTTTCTCAGGCATCCCTTCTTCTGTAAGCGTGGAGCCTGTATATCGCCACGCGGTTACTCGTGAGTACATCTTATCCCCCATCATTGGCCACCTCCTCGTTTATTATACCCGTCAGCCTATCTAAACAGAACCGCTTCATCTTATACAATCTCGCTGTCGAGCAGTCGAACAGCACGGCCAGCCGCCGTACCGGAAGCGTCCGAAACT